TTCAATGCTGACCCCAATCGTCAGCGGGGAAGATGAGCCAGGAAACACCAGGGACTCCGGCCCGGATGAAGAACCAACCCCACCGACATACAGGGTGGTTACTCCGCTGGCACGGCAGACCGCAACGTGGGTAAATACGCCTGTCGAAACGGTTGTGGTCGAACTTTTGTTAATCAGGACGCTTCCGCCAACAGCCGCATAAAATTGCAACACGCCGCCAGTCGTTACACGGAACCCCCAATAATTATCTGCGTCTCCGGTGCTGCGCTGAGAAACGATGGCGCGCTGAACCGAGAAGTCTATTGGATAAATCCACGCCTCAACCGTAAAATCATATTCCCCGAACCCCCCACCCAGCCGCCAGGCGGCATGGTCTGCAAGGCGCAAACAGTCGCTATTGCCGTCGAAGTAAGCCGATGCCGTCCCGTATTTTTTTGTGCCGGTTTTAGTGACGGTATTGTTTACAACTGTGACGGTTTTGCCGGTGTAATCGGTGAACGTCGTCCCGTTATCCGAACCATTCATATGCATCAGCAACGTGACGCTGGCAATGTATTCGTCGCCCGTCACCGCTTCGCTAAAGCTGGTCGTCGTCCCGGTTAGCCCGCTGACGGTAGAAACTAGAGAATCAACTTCGTCATAGACGCGCAGCGTGTAGGTCGTCGAGGCTTCCGGGCCGATGCTGGCTTCGTCCTGTTCGACGATATACGCGGTTTGCGTCAGGCGGTCACGATGCGCCCAGGAAACCGGAACCGGGTTAAGTTGCCCGCCAATGAAGTCCGGATAGACCAGGCTGTTAATCAGCATCTTTCCTGGCGCGTAGGGTCGATATTGCCGCTGGTCGAAGGTCAGGCTATCGGCAGGCGCGTCAGCCAGCGCCAGCTCGCCCCGACCCGTAACGGGCAACAATTTGACATCGACGGTTTCGGCGTCGGCATATTCTGTTTGCTCGAATCCCTGATAGCCATCGGCAAACCAGATTCGGGCGCTGGCCGAATGCTCATCTGGCACGGTATCGAGCACCCCGCGCGAGATCGTCGCCGTACCTGCAATCCAGTTGATTGCCGAGACCAGAACGCATTCGTTTTCGATGACGGCATAGCCACCAGCAACGACCAGATCGAGATCGACGCCATTCGCCAACGTGATCGCGGTCGTCGTCTTGGTCAGCGCCTCGACAACGGTTGCCGACGGGCAAAAGTCGCCATTGCCGCGCGCGACATAATCCGCCGCGCCGACCTTGGTGCAAATCGTGTAGTTGACGGCATCGCCGCTCGGGCGCACGGCAACGGTTTCAAGGTAGCCGGACAGCGGATCGACATAAGCCATATCTGCCGCCGACAGATTCCGCACCAGGTCCCAATAGGGTGTTTCGATCATTGCCCGATAGGGCGCCGGCGCCGTTTCATTCGACGGATCAACCCATTCGCCAGGTTGTTCGACCAGATAGGTGTTGTCTGGCAGCCCGTAGATATCCTCAACCGCATCAATGATGATCTGGCCGTCCTGCAGGGTGCCGCGATTGACCGCCAGCACCCGATAGACCACGTCGGCAATAGCGAACTCCGGCCAGGTCAGGCGGAAAACATCGCCGGGGAATACGGCCCAGGCGGCGCGGGTGGCGGTCAGCCGGATGCGGGCCAGCGGCGTCGAGGCGGCGTTCAGGTCGCGCAAGGCCACGCGCTGCGCCAGCGATGCCCAGCGGATGCCGGGATAGGCCCGCGTCTGCGCCACGACGCCACTCTGCGCCATGATGTTCGCGGTATCCTGGACGGTGACCGGCACATCCTTCCCGGTGGCGCAGTCCGTATAAACCGCCGTGATCTCGTTGACGGTTTCGCCCCACGCCTGGCGCTGATAGTCTTCGGCGCTGACCAGGTTGGTCGGCCCGTATTGCGGCAAGGTGCCGCGATCGTAATCGTCGCGGATCAGTTTCAGGGCGAAAGCGCCGGTGTCCGGCTTGACATAGAGCATGCCGCCGATGTGATCGAGCACGACCTGGATAAACGCTTCGATGGTTTCCTGGCGGTTCCACAGCAGCGACAGGCCAAAACCTTCATCAAACAGCGCATTGGCGGCGGCAGTGAATGAAGCGTTGTCGATAGCGCTGGTCGGATAGCCCATGCCCCACGCGGTATCGCTCAGGCATTGATAGACGATATGGGCCGGATTCATGCCGGCGCAAATGGTCGTCGACCAGGTGAAAACGATGCTGCCGAATTCCGTCAGGCTCGGCGTCACATCGTCGTCGCGCAAGAACTTCCACCCGGAGACCGGCCCGAGCGCACCGATAACGCCCTGGTAAAATAGCGATTGATCGGATGAGGCGCGGATGGAAACCGTCATGTACGCGCCGACAATATCCAGCGTTAGCTGATACCAGAACCCATCCGGAAGCTCTACAGTGCCAATGGCTACGCCGTTGATCGTCGGGCGTTGCGCCGCATCAATCCCCTGATCACGGCGCGGGTCGAAGGTGAAGATGGCCGCGCCGGTTCCATCGAGCAGCGAAAATACCATCGCATCGCCACTGGCGCCAACGATAACGCGAAACTCCACCACCAGGCGCGTGAAATTTATGGGCGTGGCCAGCGTCCGGATGGCGGCGCTATCCGGATCATTCGAATTGGTGGTGTCGTAAATAATAGCCGTATCGGCCAGGATCGCACCAACCGACCCGGTCACAGTGTAGTCGGCCAGGCTGTCGCAGTTATCAACCAGCGTTTCACTGGTGCCGGCGCCTGGTTCAATGACTGCCTTTTCCGGAAGCCATGCGGTGCCGCCCGTCCAGCCCTGCAAAATGCGCTTGACGCGAAAGGCCCATGGCTTGACGTAAGGGTTGTTGCTGGCGATCAACCCGCCATTGAATGCCGCCGAAAGAATCCCGCGAAAGGCAGGTATTCCGGCGCCGAGCAATCCGGCAAGATAGCCATTCGCTGCCTGCGTCGATTCGCCCATCATCACGTCGAGAACGCCCTCGACACCGCCCTCGCGCTTATCGCCGCCGAATAGTTCCGGCGCACTAACCCCGATGGCGCCGCTGGCGGTCTGCGCGCCAACCCAGGCGGCGCGCTCGCCGACCGTGATCTGATGCAAGGCGTCGACCGGGCCGTGGCAAATGCCGAAGTGCAGGCCCATGTAGTAGCGATAGCCGACCGTAACGCTTTTACTGCTGCCCATAAGACTCCCTTTCGGCGTGGGCGATGACGCGCTCCGCCATGGCGTTGCCGGTCTTTCTCAATGCGTCGGCAGTGATGCCGTGCTTCAGGAAGCCGGCCCAATCTATCCCGAGGCGCTCGCACCACTGGCGCAGGCCGCGATTGCAATAGCCAAGCTCGCGGCAGTGGCGATGCGTGATGACGGTCATTTCTTGCCGCCCGAACTCTTGATCGGCGTCGTTCTTAAATCGCCATACCACAGCACGTTCGCGCCGGTGATCAGCACCGTGCCGAAAACGACCGGGATCGGCCTGCCCTGTTCGGCAACCGGAATATCGAAGTCTTCCAGCGCCGCCGATTTTGGCTGCGGAGGTTTCGGCGCCAGCGCGGCGCTGACGAAGTAGGAAACGACCAGAAGGATCAGTTGAACCCAAAACATGGATCGGCCTCAATAGATCGGCGTTCCGGAGAACGGATTTTTTTCGGGGAAGTACGGCATGCCGCCGTAGTTCAGTTGATTGGCGAATTTCGTCGTGCAGGTGGTTAGCGTGTGGTCGCAGCCGGGATAAAGCTGGATGCCTTCGGTAGCGACCAGGCCGGGTATCTGAAAGCTGATGACCACCGTCCCGCCGACCTGCGAACGGATCGCCCGGCGGTCGAAGACGCCCGTCGTGCGCTCCCATTCCAGATAGCCGCCGGCAAAGTAGCCATCGGCGAACGCGCCCATGTCGGCAATGACCAGTAAATTGCCGGTCACGGTGGTGACGGTCTTGTTCGCCACGAAGCTGGCGCAGTTCAATGTGCAGCCGACGCCATAGACGACGTGCGGACAGGATTTTTGATAGGCGCGGCGCAGGCCGGCGCGCTTGAGCGAGGTATAGACCGACTCGCAATGAATGGCGGCACTTGACGGATTCCACGTCACGTTCAGCACGCGGCCGATCCATAGCGTCACCGCTTCACCGTCGCCGGCATGCAGGCGACGCACGGTAACGGCGACGATCTCTTCCGGCGGCATGGTCGAGAACAGCGCCAGCACCCCGAGCGAACGGTCGCAGGCAATCTCAAGGGCCAGGCGGGCGGTTTCGCTGGTCGCCTCGACGGCATTACGCGAGATCGGCGCGGCGGTGTAAATGTTGCCGCCGTAGGACACGTCGCCGTCGGCGCTGGTGTAGCGGTAGTGGGCGGCGCCGATGCTGAAGTCGTACAACTCGACCGGGCGCCCGGCTTGCGCCGAGGCTTCGATGGTGGCGTAGGTCATGGCACCGGCACCTCGATGCACGGCACGGCGACGGCCAGCCCTTCGCCGGGGCGGTGCAGCAGCTCGATGCGGTCGGCGTTGAAGCGGGCGCAACGCAGGTAGCTGATGCGGCCGAACTGCGCTACCGTGACAGCGACGCCGAGCGCGCTGGCCAGGGTCAGGTCGAAGGTCGGGCGACCGCCGACCGCCGGCCCGGCGGCGACGCCCGTCACCTGCCGGTAAAGCAGGTTGGACGGCACGCTCAGTTCAAGATCGAAGGCGCTGCGCCCGAGCGAGGCGGCGCCGGCCGGCGCGAAGACGCGCAGGGTGGTGGCGACGGCGCTGATGTCGGCGGCGGCGACCAGATCGCGCTGCCAGGTCGATTGCCAGAAGGCCAGCCAGCGCCCGTAGCGGCTGGCGATCCAGGCGCGCAGGGCGGCGATCTCGGCGGCTGCCAGGACGTGCCAGCGCATCATGAAGGCATCGTCCGGCAGATCGCGCGCGGCGGACGTGGACACCAGGCCGGTTTCGTTGTCGAAGTGCTCGACCGGCAAGGCGAAATCCTCGGCCAGCGCGCCACTGCCGACCAGCGGCACCATCGGCAGCACATCATGGCCGCGATATTGCGTGTAGGTGGTGGCGGCATGCACATCGACCGCCGGCGCTTCGAAGCTGATCGTGCCACGCTGCAGCGGGCCGGCCGGGCGCGAGATCGACAGTTCGACGCCGGCATGCGCCTGGTCAACGCGGTAGATCGTGGCGTTGCGCGCGGTGGCGACGGATTCCAGCACCAGCGCGCCCAGCGATACGCTCTCGATGACGCAGACTTCAAAATCGCGGATGCCGTTCCACAGCACCACGGACGCCCCGGCGACCAGGCCGAGGCCGGTGGTGTCCATCGTGATCGACACCGACGACCCGGCCGACACCGGGCCGGCATGGATCGCCTTGATCCAGTCCGGCACCTGGCACGCCGTACCGGCGCGCAGGATGGCGCGGGCGGCGCTCTGACCATCGGCATCGAACAGGTGGGCAAAATTCCACGTCCGGCGCGGCCGTTCGCGCAGACGGAAGCGCTGCTCGGACGCGCGGGCGCGCAGCACGTCGGTACGCCATTCCAGAACCTCGACGATCTCGCCGACCGGCATGAACGGCCACAGGCTCATGCCAGCGCCTGCTTGAAGGCCGATGC